CGCAAATTGATGGAGAGGGAGGCGTTGCTGGATGACCAGCTTCCGCCCTCGATCCGATCAGCGATCGATCCTTGCGCCGAGTCTAGTGTGGATCCTGTACTTCAGGTGGAGCTGTGGAAAACAGCCGCCTGCTTCATGAGGGCCGTCTGGGATGTTTGCAGTGATGCAGACTCCGTCTTTCGGCACTCGAAGGATTCACACTGGTTTGGGTGCTTCGAGGTGATAGCTGCTGCCCCCAGTGCTGCTGATGCAGTTGACTGGCAGAAGTATCTCGTTGCGTGGCCGATGGCACGGTTTCTCCGACAGTCGGAGTTACCGCCGTGCCCCGCAACCCTCGATAAGCACTTTGGTGGGGGTTCCGCCGAACCGGGTTTCAATCCCTGGAAGCGTTTGCTCTCAGGTGGAACCCGCCGCCACTTCCTCAACCTCCTTGCTTCACGAACGACCGAAAATCGACCCATGCGAGTATTCCACGCGATTCTCCAGGGTGTGAAGCGAGGCTGCGCTACGGTACCGGGTGACTTCCAGGTGCAAGCTATGCGAAAGCATCAAGCTGCCCTAACGCGAAGTCTCCCAGTGATTCCCGACAAAGAGTTGGAGCAATTCCGACTGAAGTTTCGGGCGATCTTCCGTAGGCAGGGAAGTTGGCGGTCTATGAAAGGTAGGGAATGGTCTACGTTTGGATCCGACCCTCGGATGCGGCATTTTGCTGATCTTCCGGGTAATCCGGGCTTCAACGCGTGCTTCGAGAGTACGCGAGCCGATGGTGGTCGGGCGGGCTTTGTTCGCAGCACTTTGCTCGAGCAGGCTCCGCTGTTTGGGGAGGAATCGTTCCTTGAGGACTGGCCTCTTCTTGGCATGGCGTATGATCCTAAGAAAGGTGTTACCGAAGATCGGAGATACCTTCCTCGGGTGAAGAATACCGTGGCCCAGCAACTCGCCCTGAAATCCCTTGCGGAATCAGGTGGCAAGTGCCAGGCCCAGGTCGCCGGGTGCCTTGAACCCCTCAAATGTAGACTCATTACGAAAGGAAGCGGTCTTCCGTATTGGGCGTCGATGCCGG